TAATTGAGATTGGTGATGGGTATGATTGTTTTAGTTTTGCTAATTATGTAAAAGGAGCAAATATTGAAGCATTACAGGATAGAGTTCTTGAGATTGGCGATGGGGATGATTGTTTCAGATTTGCTAATTATGTAAAAGGAGCGGATGAAAAAGCTCTCCAAAAAAGAATAAAAGAGCTAGAAAAATAATATTTATTAACAAAAATTTATATGGATGAAGAACAAAAAAAAGAACAAAAAATAGTTCTTGAGATTGGGGATGGTTGGGATTGTTATGTATTGGCTAGAGATATCCAAGGAGCGGATATCAAAAAACTCCAAAAAAGGGTGCTTGAGATTGGGACTGGGTGGAATTGTTTTGAGTTTGCTCAAAATATAAAAGGAGCAAATATCAAAAAATTACAAAAAAGAGTAGTGGAGATTGGTACTGGGGGGGATTGTTTAAGTTTTGCTGAAAATATTCCAGGTGCAGATATAAAAAAACTACAAGAAAGAGTTATTGAGATTGGGGATGGGGATGATTGTTTTATGTTCGCTCAAGATGTTAAAGGAGCAGATATTCAAAAACTTCAAAAAAGAGTTCTTGAAATTGGGGATGGGTGGGATTGCTATGTGTTTGCTAATTATGTTAAAGGAGCAGATATTCAAAAACTTCAAAAAAGAGTTCTTGAGATTGGGGATGGGGATGCGTGTTTTAGATTTGCTCGTTTTATCCCTGGGGCGAATAAAAAAGCTTTAGAAGAAAGGAAAAAAGAACTAGAAAAGTAATATTTATTAACAAAAATTAATATGAATAAATCAGAATTTGTTAAAATAAGGACTGAAATTAAGATTTTAACAAAAATCTTAAAAAAAATTGATCCTGAAAGTCAACGATATTCAGAATTATGGGATAAAAGAGTCGAGTTAATCCACCAAAAAAATGATTTAAATTCTTGACTTTGGAATTTCAATAAGATACAATTCTATTACAAATTCTTTAACAAAATCTATAGATGAAAATAACCTATTTTTATAATTGCGGAGAAGAAATAAAAGAAATCAGAACTAAATTAGGAATAAGAAGCGGAGAAATCTGCAAAAGATTAGGAGTAAAACACTCTAATCTGGTGCTGATAGAGACTCAAAACAAAAGAATAAGCGAAGATAAGTTAAGACGGATATTATTAGAAGGCTTTATTTATTCGGTCAAAAAAACGAACAAATTAATTTCAGATTGGAAAAAAAACGCACTGTATAGTTAAACATCAAAAAGGGGAGCAACAAACTCCCCTAGAAGACCATTATTATTAACCAAAAACAATATGAAGATTAAATCAACAATACCACCCAATCCAGATAAAGGAAATAAAAAGCTGCGAGAATTAGTCTATAGCATGTTTGTGCATTATCCAAATAAAAGCAAAGAAAACCTGGATAATTACGCAAAAATCCAACAATCACTTTACCAAAATTAAAATGTATATTATAAATGAAATCACATTAATTCCAGTATTATTATTATTCTATTATATAAGCGATTATGCAGTGTCCATATTGCAATCTAAGGCTAGAATCGGAAGAAAGAATTTTAGATTACTCGAACGAAGGCGGGGAGCATTGCCAAGACGTAAGTCATTACCTTACATGTGTTATGTGTGAACGAACTTATCAACAATATAAGGGAGAACTAATTTTAATTTAATAACCAAAAACAATTATGAAAGAAAACACAGAAAAAGCACTAAAGACATCCGAAGACCGAACTAAAAACATTTTAGCTAGTTTAGCTTCAACCTATGAAGGCCAAGTAAAGAAAGAAATCACCCGGGACGTATTTGTGGTTTTGAATATCAAAAAAACCAAGGAAAAAGGGAAAGAAGAAAGACCTTTGACAATTTATGAGGCGTTCAGTTATGTAGTATCTTGTCGAACAATGGGGCTAAATCCACTACTCAAGCATTTACAAGTATTAGAGGGCGAGAATTATATCACCCTAGACGGACATTTATTCAATGCTCAGAATGACGGAAGTTTAATATCTAACAAAACTGAACTTATCGAGAAAGATATAGCTAAAAAATATTTCCGGTATAAATGTACAATTGTAAGATTAATAGGAGGCCGTGAGGTTATATTCGAAAGAGAAGCGAGTGCAGACCCTAGTTCAATTGCCCGAAAATTCGTATCAACGTTATTTGTGGAACAAATGGCAGAGGGGAGAGCAACAAGACGGTGTTTGAAGGTTGCATTCCCTGTTGGGTGTTCTCATGCAGAAGATAGGGAAATAATGAATATTACAGCAGAGGAATCAATGGCGGGATCAATTGAAGTACAACAAGAAATTACAGTCGAAGATATTTTGACTAAAATTAATGAAGCTAATGATTTTGATGAATTAGATAAAATTAAAAGAACTTTACCCCCGATTTTTTCAAAATTTTCAGATGAAGATAAAAAAAGAATTTCAGAACATCTAAAAGTTAAATTAGATGCAATTAATAATAAAAATATTAAATATTTAGAAAAAAAAGAGCCTGAAATAATTTGTGATGATATTAAGAAGGCGAATCAAACAGAAACAGTAAAAGTTGAATTTTCCGCAGTTAATAAAAAAACATTTAGTGAAGCAATTAAAGAAATTCCAGACAAAGAACTTTTAGCCAATGCAATTAAGAATTTTGAAAAATCTAAAAAATGGAACGAAGAAGACCGCAAGGAGATTGATAAAGCATTTGAAGATCAATTCAAAATATTAGAACAAGAAAAAATTGAAGAAACTATTAAAAATAACCCATCCCTTAAAAACGTATAAAATGCTCTTCAAAAAAGAATTAAAGAACAAAAAAAAGAACTAAAAGAGAGAGATCAAAAAAATTTTCCTTACTAATTAACCCAAATTTATGAATAATTACATAAAAGACAATGAGGGATTCATAACAAACTCAAAGATGAGTACCTTCATGTTTTGTCCAACTTTCTACGATTTGAAATATAATCAAAAAATAGTCCCGGATTATAAAAGTGACGCTTTGGTTTTCGGTTCTGCATTTGATCTTTATATTCAGGACAAAAAAGCAGTAAATGAAAAATATACAATAGTAAAAAAGAAATTTGATCCGCATGAAAAATTAGACAAAATAAACATTACAATGGAAGAATTAACAAAAGAAATTGCAGAAATTGAAGCTAAAAGAGCAGAAGCAGAAAAAAAGGAATATACAAAATCTGAAATAAAGAGAATCGAAACAAAAAAAAAGAAGATAGAAACGCTTATAGAAGAGAAAAAAGAGCTAAACAAAATCTCTTGTAAGGAGCAGCTCACAACAACTCAAGGAACAAAACTAGTAGGATGTATGGCAGAATTTGAGAGACAGCCCTTATTTGATTTTGATTCTAAGTGTGCTCAAGTTTCAGTCGAAATTGAATATAAAGGCCATAAACTAAGAGGGAGTATGGATGAGTTTTATGAAGAAAGAAAATTAATTAGTGATATTAAGACCGCAGCCACAATTGACGGTTTAAATAGAACGTGGGGAGACGGAAGAACCGCCTTAGAGAAATATAAAGACCAATTATCATTTTATCAATTTTTGGTCCAAATTTCTTTTGACGTTCTCTGTGACGGACGTTTGCAGGTAGTAACAAAAGAAGCTCCTGCAAAATCAAGTTTCTATTGGGCGGACAAAATGAGCCTTTTGGATAACCGAAGACCCTTAATCAAAAAACTAGATAGCATGATAAACACTATAGAATTAGGGATTTATCCCTCATCTGAGGATAGAGAAAAATGTTTGCAATGTCCTGCTTATGGGGTTTGTGATTACAGCAAGCAAGAAGAATATATACAAATTTAACCCCTAAAAATGATAAATATAATTAAAAAAATTATCTATAAAATTGGATGGCACTCTTTTTTATCCGTTAGAGATCAAAAAATTTACAAAATTATGAGCGATCACAGATGGAGCAGGGCGAGAGCAACAATGGCCGCAGAATTAATAATTAAATATTTTAATCCAGACTACCTTAAAAAACAATGAAACTTAAATTTTTCGGAGAAGTAATCAAAGGGATTTTAAAATTAAAAGATCAGAAAGGATTTTTAGATTACATAAAAACTTTCGAAGGAAAAAAGGTGGAAATTTTAATAACTAAATTTAAGAAGAGTAGGAGTGTACAGCAGAATAGATATTATTGGGGAGTGGTCATTCCTATATTATGTGATTTTACCGGATACGAAAAAGAGGAAATGCACGAAGCGATTAAGCTTAAATTCCTATACGAAGAACGAGTAGTCAAAGGGCTAAAAATACCAACAGTAAGAAGCACTACCGATCTTTCAACAATAGAATTAATGGATTTAATGAGAAGGATTTATCGGTGGGCAGCTCTTGAATTAAGCGTTAATATACCAGATCCAGACGGATATATTCATATTTTTTAATCAAATAATTATGAAAAAACAAAATATTAATTGTTCTGATTGTTCTGATTGTTCTGAGTGTTGTGATTGTGTTCTGATTGTGTTCTGATTGTTATGAGTGTTTTGAGTGTTCTGAGTGTTATAAGTGTTTCAATGAAAATAATCTTAAATATGCTATTTATGGGATAGAACTAACAAAAGAAGAATATTATAAGAAGCTTCAAGAATTAGATAATTAACCATATATTCATATTTTAAATTCAAAATAACAAAGATTAAATTATGGGAAAAAATGCAATAATCAATAAATTTGAAGGAATACGCAAGTTTAACAAACAATTTAGCCCAGAAGAATTAAGATCAAAAATTGAGAAAGATTTAAATATTAAATTTTGCTCAAAAGAACAGACTATTTTAGTGAAATATATCCGAGATTTAACAAAAATTAATGAATGGGAAAAATTATGATAACTACAGCAAAAAAACTAGCCATTTTCAATTTATTGAAAAAATGGCTTAAAGAAAGAGGTAGTACTACCTCTTATAAATCAGCCATAAGATATGGCAATAAATATGGACTTAGAATCATTAATAAAGCCCTAAACCATAGCAACTGCACAAGAGTCTCTAATTTTCTAAATCTATGCGAATCATTTAAAAAAAATAAATGAAAAAACATGTCAGAATTTATATAAAATATTTCGGTTATGGAGAACAAGATATTATTTTATGTGAAAATTGCGGAAAAATAGCGGTAGATGTACATCATATAATATCTAAAGGAAGGGGAGGGAAGGATGTAATAGGTAATCTAATAGGGCTGTGTAGAGAATGCCATGATAGAGCACACCTTAAGCTAGAGCCATATTTACGACCAGAAGAATTAAAACCAATACATTTATTATTTATGAAATCTAACAAAAAATAATATGGATAAAGATAAAGATAAAGAACAAGAATCTGAAATTTTAGAAAAATTACTTAATTTACTTAACAATTAAAAAAGGGTGAAAACAATCGGAGAAAAATTCAAGATAGCCGTTATTGAAGCTATTCATGGGATGCCTTATGAAAAGGCTTTAGAAAAAGCTATAAATGTAAAAAAGGAGGGTGTTTGCTATGGTTATGATTGCTTAAAGGTAGAAGATTTAAATTTAGAAAAAGACGTTTTTGAAAGTTTTTTAATAAAACCTTCGACACGTGATCACACGTGGGCTAGCACTTATAAAGCTCCAATTTTCTCAGATTATATAATTAAAGAATATAATATTGAATTATCATATAGAACATATAAAAATATAACCATTCTTAATAAGATTGAGAGACAGGATGAAAAATATAAACAAAATCCTTATAATTATTATGTTAACCAATATGGGATATGGGATATATTAAACAAGAAAGGGAGAGATTTTTTTATAGAAAAAAATAAAGACGAATTATTTAATGTTGTATTTGATGACTTCCCAATCACAATAGACAGATGTGCTATTCTTATAGAAGACAAACACTTTCTAATTAATAGTTGGAGACTCCGTAAAAATGGTAATTATGGGACTTTTGATAATCAATCAGAAGAATTACAAAATTGGATTTTGGATAATTATAAAAAGAATTGAAACACCAAAACTTAATTTATTAATAAAAAAAACATGATTAAAAAAAGAATTGAAATCTCTAAAAATGAAAGAGCTATTTATCTAAAACTTCTTCAGCAAGAAAAAAGGATTAGAGACTTAGAAGAGGAGAATAAAATTTTACATGAACTTTTAGAAAAAAATAATTTACCTATCAATAATATTCAAAAAAATATTGCTTCCCAAATTAAAGAAAAACTTAAAAAAAATGGGTGGGAAGATTAACTTTTTATTTTAATTTAATTATGAAAAACAAAAATAAAATAATTTTGGATCTTTGTGGCGGTACAGGATCTTGGAGTAATCCATATAAGGAAGCTGGATATGATGTGAAGTTAGTAACCTTGCCTGGATTAGATGTGAGGACCTATGAATCAACAGATAATGTATATGGAATATTAGCAGCCCCACCATGCACTATGTTTTCCAGAGCAAGAACAACGGGAGGAATGAGAGATTTTTACATTGCAATGCAAGTAGTTGAATCCTGCCTTAATATAATATGGAAAATTGAAAAACATAGTCATTTTAGTTTAAAATTTTGGGCTATGGAAAATCCTAGAGGTCATTTACAAAGATTTTTGGGAAAGCCAGCTTTTAAATTTCAGCCTTGGAATTTTGGGGATAGGTATTCTAAAGAAACTTGGATTTGGGGAAATTTTAAAGAACCAAAAGTTACTAAAAATAAACAATTAAGCAAAAAAGAAATTCTTGACTCAAAAAAGAATAGAAGAAAACTTCCCCTTCTTCCTGAAGGATATATTTTGCCAAAAGGACAAATGGTTTTATCTGCCAGGAGGTCAATAACACCTCAAGGTTTTGCTAACGCATTTTTTAAGGCTAATCAGTAAACCCCACTTTTTATTTTAAATTAATAAATTAACAAAAAAGGTATAAAATAGGTATAATTTAAGTATAATTATACTTTTAATGAAAATATTTAAAACCTTTAAAGAAAATCCTAAAAAATTTAAATCGTGGCTAAAATCGCTATCTCATAAAGAAAAAAGAAGAATAGCAGAAATGTTGTTAATGAAAAAAAACAAGGATAATGAATGGAAGATTTTGAAATATAATAATCCTGAAAATATTAGCAAAATTCATCATAAACAAGTTGCCTTTCATAAGGCAATTGCTAAAACACGTTTATTTTTGGGAGGAAATCGTACAGGAAAGACCGTATCAGGAGCAGCCGAGAGTATTTTTCATGCTACTTTGAAATATCCCGAATGGTGGGAGGGTAGAAAATTCACAAAAAAAACGAACGGTTTAGTAGTATCCTTAGATAACAATACACAATTAGAAATTACACAGCCCGCTATAGTCGATTGGCTTCCTAAATCAGTAATTAAATATATTTTAGGCGACCATAAATCTAAAATAACTTATGCAGATTTTAAGGATTGCATCAAGCTTGCAACCCTTATTTTGCTTAAAAATGGTTCAAAAATAAGGTTCAAAAATTGCGAAGCAGGAAGGGGGAAATTTCAAGGAACATCAAAAGACTGGATTTGGCTTGATGAAGAACCGCCACAAGATATATACAATGAGTGTAAGGCCAGAACTGTTGATTCAGGAGGTATTTTATATATAACCATGACCCCACTTAAGGGGTTTACGTGGGCTTATAAAGAGATTCATAAAAATAATGTTCCGGGATTAACGTGGAGTATTGTATCAAATATAGCCGATAATCCATGGCTAGATCCTAAAGAAATAGATATATTTATTCGGACCTGTTCAGAGAAAGATAACCGAATGCGTGTTAAAGGTGAATTTTGTGCGGTAGGTGGACTAGTCTTTGACGAATTCGACCGAGAAAAGCACGTTATTGATTACTTTGATCCTGACAATGATTTTACTTTCTTTATGGGATTGGATTTTGGAACAAGACATGAAACAGCCGTCGTATATATAGGAATAGATTATGATGAGAATATTTATATTTTTGATGAATACTACGAAGCGGAACAAGATTTTGATACCCACGCTGAGAAGATAAAAGAAAAAATGGGTAAAAAAATATTCAGGCGGAGAATAATGGATAGTGCAGCCACACAAGCTATCCTAGAATTTAATAGAAGAAAATTAAGACTATCACCAGTCCAAAAACTCAAAGGATTCAAAGAAACAGCCCGATCAATTGTTAAATCAAAACTCAAAAATAAGAAAATGTTTATTGCATCGACTTGTATTAATACAATTTTCGAGTTCGAGCATTACAGATATAAAGAAGAAAAAGACGATACAGACGACAATGAGAATATAGTCAAAAAACAAGATCATCTAATGGATGCTTTAATGTATATATTGTTTATGCTAAAACATGCTAAAACAGAGCCTAAGCCTAAGAAAATGTCAGCCAGAAGGGAAGCACACGAACTTAAAAAGAAAGAAAGGAATGAGCGACGTGAAGATTAAATTTGACATAAAATGTTTTAAACCCTATTTTTAAACTACAATATTTCATAATTCAAGAATATGCAAAAATCAATTGTTTTAACAAAAAAACAAACGTCTATTTTAGGTAATATCTTTTTACCATACTACAAACCAGCCAATAAGTCAGAGATCACAAAAGATAATGACTTATATAGAGTTCTTAATTCTACGTTGGATGAGGTAAAAAAAGAGGAAGAAGCTATAACTAAAAAAGTCAAAAATCAAGATCTTGAGCTAACTAAGAATCTAAATTTTAAAGAAATTACTTCTGTCCAAAGAAACGAATTAGAAGGTAAAAGAAAAATTATTCAAGATTCTGCTAATGCAGAAATTAAAAAGGTCTATGATGTTAAAGTAACCTTAATTTTTAAACGAGAAGCTTTGAGCTATCTTTCTACTTCTTTTGAAAAAGGGATTGAAAAAGCCATTGAAAAAGATAAAAAAGAAGAAAAAAACGCAAGAGGAGAGACTATTCTTATTCTTACCAGAGACGTTAAAGAAGAAATTGAAGAAATTGATTTAGCGATAAAAGAAGCTAAAGATGTAGAAGAAGACGCAAAAAAAAAATTACCCGAACCAAGCAAAACAAAATTGAAAGAAAACGAAGAAAAGCAGGAAGATAAAAATGAATAAAAAATTTCAATATATAAAAATAGAAAATGATTTTATACGAAAGTCCAAAATTTGAAGCGTATAAACCAACAAAAGAAGAAACCGACCGTATTTCTTACGTAAAAAGACGCTCTGAATTAATGTCAGCAGCTAGAGAAGAAGAAATAAGGAGTATGGAGGCAGACGAAAATGATCTTTGGCGGAACATGATGGTTTCCCCCGAAGACAGACCAGCCAAAAACTGGAAAACCCATATAAGGAGTCCCTTAGCTTTTGTAATATTAAGACAAAAATTGTCCGAAACTTTGCAAAAATTACCTGATTTAGTTTTCAAAAATGCGGTTGAGAATAATGGGGAAGTATCAGATATATCAAAAAGAAGACTTGAGATTTTTAAAATAGTTTCCGAATATAATCAAAGGAATATGGGGCATTTAACTCAGCTCACGTATTCCTTTATTGATATGTTTGGAATGCAAAAGGGATATATAGAAACAGCGTATAGTTGCGTTTTACAAAAGATTAAAGTACCTAAAAAATACAAAGAAGGGAAAGGGGAAGCAGCGGACGCAAGAGATGTTAATGAAGAACTACAGGGCGACAATGAATATGATGAAAAAGAAATAATTAAAAAAGATGGTGCTACACTAATATCTCATCATCCAAAAAACATACTTGTAGACGAAATGGCTAATGATCTACACACAGAATCGACTATTGATTCAGCCAGAGACATTATTATTAATGAAGTTCTATCTTTAGAAACTTTCAGAGAAAGGTTTAAAGGGTACAAGAATATGGAAAGTGTTGTGCCAGGAGGAAGGGATACTTGGGATTACAACGTTTATCATGAAGACACAAATAAAAATACGTACATTGGAACAAAAAACGATAATGTCTACATTAAGAGATATTACAACTGGGTAGATGATGAGCATTGGATTGTGTCTAATGGTGTTTTAATAAGAAAAGATGGCGGAATACCATTCTCCCATAAAATGCTTCCATTAATAGAATTAAAAGCGTTTCCGATTCCACATACTGGAAGATCAGTAAGCGATACAACATTACTACGTGGAGTCTTAGATCTAAAAGATACTCTTGCAGGATTAGCGTTTGACGTAACAAAAAGAAGTCTTACCCCTACAACTTTCTATCAAGGAATTGATATGAAAAAGATTAAGTGGGGTGCGGAAAATGAGATAGACGCAGGAATAGATATCAGACAGAATGTAATGTTTGCACCTACGCCTACTTTAGGCCAAGATTTTGAACGAATGGACAATAAATTTGATACAGAGATTACCAGATATGCAGGAATAGATATAAATATTCAAGAGGTTAACCCAAACGAGAGGGTTTACCAGACTAAACTAAAGAGAGAAATTTCGAATAAACTGTTATCTTTTACTCGACAATTTAACGAATCAACCGGATTAAGGGTGATGTATCAACAAGTGACAAGTAATTTAATGGAATTTTTTCCACGTAGAATTGCAAGAAACATAATTCTTCCAGATGGAACAATTGAAGAAAATATAAGTTATCCAAAGATCCCCTTAGATAATTTAAAAATCAACACTACGACAAAAACAGAGAATGGAAAAGAAATAAATTTTGTAGAACTCCAAGAAAAACAAGGCGTATTTTCTTTATTAGAAATAAGACCTGAAATAATAAGAACACAATTAGAGGTTCAAGTATTTGCTGGAAGTATGACCAGAGAACTAGAGGCACTTGACCGAGAAGAGTATCTAAGCCTTTTAGCACAATTAGTTGCTATACCCTTATTTACAGAAAGAACAGATTTAGATAAATTATATGAAAATCTTATAAAAGCATACGGAAAAAACCCGGAAGATTTTTTCAAAAAAGAATTAAAAGATGAGCAATCTAAATATGTAAGTAATATTGAATATGAGAGATTAACTTTACTTTCAGGAAAAACGCCAGTCTTACCTAAAAATGTTAATCATTTAAAGCATTTTGAGTATATACTCGCCTACAAACAAACTAAGGAATATAAAAAACTACAAAGGAAAATTAAAGATCTTTTTGAGAAACAATTTGAGCTTCACGCTTCATTGGTAGGCCAAAGCCAATTTGAACCAGAAAAAGATGCACCAGCGCCACAGCCACAAGCTCAACCTACCAAACCGCCTGTAGCAGCAGGAAGTCTGCCGGGAGCTAATAACGCATCAGGAGGAGGACAGGCTCAAGTTTAATTTTATTTTTTTAACCATATATTTATGCCAGTTACCTTTGATTTTTCAACAGCTTTAAACAAGCTTAAGAATGGTGAAAAAGTCTCAAATGCCAGTTGGAACAATCAGTCAGGAATGTATCTAGAGATGCAAACCCCAGACGAACATAGTAAAATGAACGTCTCTTATATTTATTTTAATATCCCTTGTAAAGACGAAAAAGATGGATATAAAAGAATGCCTTATTGGCCATCTAATCATGACTTATTTTCTGAAGAATGGATTGTAATGGAAGTTTAATTTTATTTTTTTACCCATTTATTTAATAATCACCAACCCATGACAAGTGAAAACCAAATTAACACTAAGAATGTTTTAACATTAGATGGTTGCCGAATATTAAGAGAGAACATTCAAGAAACTACTGAATCACTTAAGTTATTTGAAGGTGGATCAAGAGAGAGAAGTTTAGTTATTACTAAGCTACAAGAAGCCAAAATGTGGCTAGGCAAAGAAATGGGTAATTTAGGAGGTGAAGATTTAAATAAAAAGAGAGACGAAGAAATTATGAATAAAAATTAACCAAAACTTTTTATGAAGTTTATTGAAACCATATTTAATTTATTGTTTAAGTCAAGTAAGTATGTCAAACTTATAAGGAATAAAGATCAAGAAATTAAGCGATTAAATGCCGAAATAAGAGCACTAAAATATTTTAATGACCAGCCTTTACCCCATCTGTTATTGACAGCGTTAGAGCGATCAACGCTCAAAGTAACTGATGAAGAACTAACGGCAGTCACAGAATTATACGCCAGAAATAATTCAGGAATAATCATTATAGAAAAGTTTATTTTATACAATATTAATCTCCTTACAGAACAATTTGTAAAAACAAGTGATGAAAAAATAAATCAAAAAAATAAGGCTTATAGAGAAATTTATACTGAATTATGCAAAGCACAAAGATTAGACTGTAATTGATCTTTTAAACCACCCCAAGAATAGGAAAAAACAGAAGCTTCTAATGGCTTTCACTGTTTGTTTTTTCTTGCCTATTCTTGGGACTTCAAATAAATGAAAGCCTTTAAAAGCCTCTGTATTACAGAGGTTTTTTCGTCTTTTTAGTAAAAAAGATTGTAGGCTTCCTAATTGCCAATAAAATTAGTGATCTATTCATAACTTTAAAAAACTATGGCTGAAAATATTATCCAAGAGGAAGGTACTCCTCCTGAAGGTACTCCTCCTGAAGGTTCGCCTCCTGAAGAAACCAAACCACCTGAGACTCCTCCTGAAGGTTCGCCACCAGAAAATGAAGAAAAAGGGGAAAAAAGATTTCAAGATCTTGTCGGAAAACTTAAAGACAGAACTATTGAAGTAGAAGATTTAAAACAACAATTAGCTAATAAAGAAATTGACGCAATTGATGATAATACACCAATAACTAAAAAAGATCTTGAAAAATACAACGAAAGAATTTATCACAAAAACCAGAAAGAATTATCTTTTAAAAACACCATAGATAATTTCAAAAAAGAAAGAAGTATCGGAGAAGACGGCTGGGATAAAATAGGAGGAGAATATATCGAAAAATCGGCTAAAGCCCTAGTCAAAGTTGGATTAATTAAGGATGTTAATGTTGCTATGAGTCTATTGTACTCACATGTACGCAGAGATTCAGATGAGGTTGACCACGAAAAAGAAAAATTTATCCAAAAATTAGGGGGTGGAAGCTCAAGAGGTAGTTCTTTATCCAGCGCAAGCAAAGAAGTTCAGGAAATAATGAACACCAAAGGATGGGATAAGGAGCGAGCAACAAAAGCCATTGAAATTCGTAACAATCATTTCAGTTAGAATTTCAACAAAAAATTTTAATATTTAACAATAAAAATTATGTCAGAAGGATTTTTCGTAAGTAGTCTAGGATCAAAAGAAGTCCAAATCTTACAAAAAAAAATTATTACAAACAGTGAAGATGTCAAAGTCGGACTTGCTGTACTAATGAATGTTGATGACGAGACAGTTGAGGCCGTATTGGCCACAGTCGCTGTTTACGGAATTATTATCGGATTTGAAAAATATAACGGTGCTTGCCCTCCTCTTAATGATGGGGATGGTGGAGATTTTTATCTTGATTATACCGCTGCTTCAGACAACGAAACAGTTGACAAAATGTGTGCGTTAATTGATGTTTCAACATCAACTAAATATTCAGTTGATGTGGATGCTACATTGGGTACAACTGGAAATTCAGATCAGGCAGGTAATATGTTTGATGTTGTTGCTTCATCAGATAAATTAGACGAATCATCTGTATCTGCCTCCGAAGGACAATTCCTATCATGGGGAGTAGATCCAGAAAATAGCTCTCGTTTGATTGTTACAATTAATGAAAGTCAACTAGCAATTTAAATGAATTAAAAGAATAGGCGGTCAAGAATAGGCGATTAATTTTTTAAAATTTAACGTTTATTAAAAATGGAAAATCTATCAACTTACGCCAATTATATCAAAGGTGTAGAAGTAGACTTTGCGGATTCGTTCGTACAGAACTACGATCAATACCAATCCGAGTTAATGAGATTAGGTGTTTACAAAAACTTTAACGATAAAGAAGCAAGAAAAATATTCACTAACCGTCCAGGAACTGGATTTTTACAAGCTAATCATCAAGGAGGTGAAGTGAATGAGAAGAACAGATACCCTGGGTATCAGACAGAAGCGATTCCTACTATATTCGATGGTGGTATTACCGTTACCGCCCAAACTCTTCAATTACGTAAAATCCAACCAGATCTTGACGAATACGGTGATTTAGTCCGATCAGGTAACGCAACAAAAGATTTATTATTATCTCAACCGTGGATTCACGCTTTTGATACTGATCAGCCTACAAGTGCAAATGGGATTAAAATTACCAGATACGGTGATTTAGTGCCTATGTGTAGTACGGTTCATCCTACCAGAGTACCAGGACAAAGCTCTCAATCTAATGCAAGTGCGACAGGTGCAGCACTTACTTATACCGAGTTTGATACTGCCAGACAAGCACTAGTACAACAGAAAACAGATGATGGTATATCAATGGGACTATCACCTAAAATAGTTCTTATGGTGGGACCAGCTCTTCTTTTAAAAGCTAAAGAATTATCTGGATCAGAACTAAAAATTGATAGTGCTGATAATAATATCAATGTGTACGGTGGCGGTGTGGTTACAGTAATTGAGAATTTATATTTAAGCTCCGATTACGGTTGTGATAATGATAATTACTGGTTCATGATTGATGTTAATCGAGCCAAACTATTTTTCTGGGAAATGGAGCAATTAGTCCCAAATAATTTTGAACATAGAAATAGATCTATGAGTTTTGATGTCTTCGCTTCATGGTCAGGAGGTCATTACGATTGGAGAGGTATATTTGGGTCAATGGGTGGTGGAGCTGCTTATGCTTCCTAACTCGCAATTATCCTAATTTAATTTTTTAACTATTTTTAAAAATGGAACTTAAAAAAATACAACCTGGGTTTTGCGGATTCAAGGAAGAAAGACTCGCTTTTACAACCTTCGGGGATGTCGTGTATGCCCCCGGTTTTCAGACTTCTTCATCCGCAGACAGAGGAACAATTATTGCCAATCTAACCACAAACCCAACATCCCCCGCCGTAGCTGAGTTATTCTACGACTCTACCCTAGACGCCTATAAAGGTTATACAACTCAAGGATGGGTAGTCTTTGGAGGAGGAGGAGGAAGTGGAGGATCACTTGATGATGCCTATTCCGCAGGCGCTACGATTGCCGTAGATGCTGCTGATGTTGTCTGGAATTTGTCAGATTCTTCAAATGATTACGATATCCAAATTCGCAATACTTCTGGTGCTACTGTTGATAGTGGTTTAGTACTCGATGCTTACGCTGCTAGTTCAGTGTTTACGGATGCTTTATCTATTATAACTACTGGATCAGGGGCAACGATCACAGATGCGATTGATGCATCTGATGCCGGGATTACCAATGCCTTAAATGTCGGTGCAAACGCTATCGTAGGGACAACTGGTATAATCAATTACGACAATTTCGATGTTGACGCTTCAGGAAATGTTGTAATCGGAGGAACCGGAGAAATCACCGGAGCCGTCACTTTAACTGGTGCCGTAGCAATGGCAAGTTCAGCAACTATTCAAGGTGTTGTGATTGTTGATGTAGATGACGCCGAAGCTTTTTTAATTAGAGAAAATGGCGATGGCGGAGATGTCTTTGTTATAGACACAACACAAGATGCGGGAGACACAACTTTTACGATGAACTGTAAGGTTACTACTGGAATAGGAGCTTTAATGGATTTTGACACTATTACTGATGGATCAGGAATACACCTTACTTTAGATGCAATGACTTCTGGTACTGGAATATTAGTTTCTGTTACAGAGGGAACATTAAGCGGAGGATATTATTTTCGTGCTTACGATGAAACAGCATCAGCTAATGTATTTACTATAGCCGAAAATGGAGCTGTAACAATTGCAGGAAGTGCCGAAGGTACTGCTGCACTTACTTTGACCGTTGGGGATATTATCGTTAATGATGGAGATGTGATACTAGCAGGAGGTGATTTTTCTGTTACTAGCAATAGTAATTCAGGAGCAACATCTACAATTATCAATAATACAGCAACCACTTTGGCTGCTATTGCTGATATTTCAAGTACTAGTATCACTCTTGGTGCTATGTTAAGAATTAATGCTAATACAATTACTCACGATGGGGAAATTTTAGAATTAATTAGTGCAGGTGATGCTACATCAACACCAACAGGACTTAGTATTTCTATTCCTGATGTAACTACTGGTGCTGCTACTGGAATTGATGTTGTCATGGCTGGACTTACAACAAATGGATTTGGTATAAAGGTTACAATGGACGCAATCACTACTGCTGATATGCTCTATTTAGATAATGGTGGAGGAACAATGACCGGAGACGGTAAGTTCATCAATTGTAATGATGATAATACATCCGTTTTCTCTGTTTCTGCTGCTGGTGCAACTGTAACTGGAACGCTAGGATACAAAGATCTTACTGAAGTTGTAGTTACTACTAATGTAATTGCCGCATCTGAATCAGGCTCTGTATTCTTCTTGACTCATGCCACAGAGTTTACATCAACACTTCCTGCACCTGCTGCTGGACTGAACTATACGTTTATTATAACTTTAGCCCCTGCTACTGCTGATATGATTATCACAACTAATGCAGGGGCCAATATTATTATTGGTACGGTTCATGAAGGATCAGGAGGGGACGGAGACAGTGAAATTGCCGGAGCCGATAGGATCAACTTCAAGAATGGAGTTGCTACGCCGGGAGATATGGTAAAAGTTTGGTGTGACGGAACGAATTGGTTCGCACAATGTTTCTGTGACGCTGCAGGAGCTATTACCATTGATACTATAGCGTAAAGATAAGGTTTTTATATTCAGGCCCTGAGAATAAGCTCAGGGCTTCAAATAAGAATATTATCAATTAACAAAGTCAATATGTACGCATTGCACAATCCGGAAGAATTATTTAATCAAGTAAAAGGCGAAAATTACAAAAATAAAGCGGGAATTTGTCTTAATTTATTTGGGCGGATTTATGAATTACCCGTAGGTACAACTAAAAATTTTCCCATTATTAAAATAAAAGGTAAAGAAACAGATCTTGGAGCGATGATCTTAAAAAGATACCCATTTTTGAAAAAGACAGAGATTAAGGAGGAAGACCAAAAAGCTGATACAGGAACGGAAGTAGTAGAAACAAAAGAGGATGAAAAAACTGTACATCCACTTGCCCATATCCCGGGGTTTGGACCAATGACTTTAACTAGATTAACTCAAGCAGGAATTGTGAATATAGAAGATTTTGAAGAAGCTAAAAAAGACAGAGAAAAATTAGAGGATATCGTAAGTCCACTTATAGCAAAAAGATATATATATAAAGATTAATTTTACTTTAATTACCATTTTTTTAAATGAAAGGCGCACTGGCTTATGGCCATGATTTCCATATTAAAGATATTAGAGATTCAGCTATATTAACAGGTTCATATGTGGCTGGAACCGTCATAGATACCAAAAGTGATTTTAACTATTGCGAGCTGTTACTTGATTTCACAATAGGGAGTTTGACTTCGCTAGAATGGAAGGTTGAGGAAAGTGACGATAATGTAACTTTCCACCAACAACAGACTAAATCAACTGTTGCCGGAACGACCACACATGAACCAGAAGAACATACCACTACCACCACAGGTGAACTCCAATACGGATTTCAGGTAAAAGCGAGATATATAAAAATTAGTTTTAGTTCTACTGGAAATACTACCAATTCATTATTAGCTGCAAAAGTTCGACTTCAAAATTCTTAAATAACTAAAAAATGGGGTTAGAATGTAAATCATTTGGAACAGACACCGAAGATCTGGATCAAAATTGTAAAGCGTTTGGTACAGAAGTACATGGTAGTGCAACCCCTAGCGTATCTGTATATGGGTATATTGCTGGGGGGACGGATGGAACTTATAGAGCAACAGCGGATAAAATGACTTTTAGTACGGGGGCTTTAGCCACTAGTACTGTTTCAAATTTATCCGGGGTTAGATCAGCTCTTACAGGAATATCTGATGTTAAGCAATATGGGTATTATTCTGGGGGACAAACTCCTGATGTAGTAGTTACTACGGACAGAATAGTTTTTTCTACTGATACTACTTCTGCGCATACAGCTTCGGATCTTAATACTGGTAAGAGGTCTATTGCGGGGATAAGTAGCGGGGGAACTTATGGGTATGTAATGGGAGGGTATTCTACTGGATATATAGCTCAAACGGAAAGAATTACTTTTAGTTCGGGAGTTTATGCTGTTAATACCCCATCTAATTTATCTCAAGCAAGATTAAGTGCTTTTAGTTGTAGTGACGGAACAAGGAACGGGTATATTGCTGGTGGATGGACTGGTAATTATGTGGTTACTGGCGATAAAATAGTTTTTAGTACGGGGGTAACTGCTGCTAATACTGTTTCAAATTTATCTGCGGGGAGATATGGTGGAGCTTCTGTTTCTTCTCCTAATAATGGATATTATCTTGGGGGCTATGATGTGACTATTGTTTCGGATAAATTAGTTTTTAGTACGGGTATAGCAGCAGCAAGCACGGTTTCAAATTTATCTATTAAAAGATATAACAGTGCGGGGCTTAGTGACGGAACAACTTATGGGTATGTTGCTGGGGGTAAATCTTCTTCTACGGGATATCTAGCTAATCCCGATCAAATAACATTTTCTACTGATGTTACTGCTGCATTAACTACTTCCACTATTTCCCAATCCAGGAGATCTTTAGCGAGTCTTAGTGACGGATCAGTTTAACCACAAACTTATGAAATATGTAACTTATGATCTAAAATGGCTGGGTACTATGAATGAAATAGGGGAACAACCTTATGCCGTTATTGCGGATAATGGGGCCTGTTTTAGTGGGGGGATTTTTGTTAAAGATAAGGTATATTTTGGATACGTAATTGGTAACGATGAAATTTGCAATAAAGCAATAAAAGCTTGTGAGAAAGATTTTTTGATGAAAGAAATCACACAAAAGGAAGCTTTATCTTTTTATGAATCAGCCTTTAAAGTCGGGAACAAGGTAGAAGATAAATATATTACAGATGTAAATGTAGATAAATCTGGTATAATTGGGGTAGATTTATCATTAACCCCTCCTATTTTATGAATGATTTAGATTTTTTTAATAATGCTCCTGATGATCGAGAAAAATTAGAGCAGGCGTTTTTAGAAATACAAATGCCACGTCCTCCGTATGTTTTGGAGAAAATGGTGGTAAATTCAAAGTTCACCGAAGAACAGAGATACGCTCAATGTGTGTTAGAACTTTCTATAGCTTATGATAATCTACGAATGGTGAGAGCTAAAGTAGAATTAAAAAAAATTGATATAGACGAAATAATTAAAGTAGGAAAAAAGGAGGAGTTAGAAAAAGAAATTTTACAAATTGAATTAGAACAAACCAATAGAGCAAGATTAGGAGCATTGAGAGAGTTTACATTTTTATATCAATTATGGAAAAAGTTCCCTATTAAGTTTAATAGAGAACAATTAAACATGGCACAGGAATCCGAATATAAGCAACGAATAGAAGCCCAAGCTAATCAAGATAAAAACGCTACAGGACGAGTTAGTCAAGGTAATCAAGAAGCTTTACGACAGATAGGGCAAACTGTATGGCCTGAACTGGATGATTTTAGAAAAGTAGAGAAAAGATTTTTAGAAGGAGGAAAGATTAAAATATTATTAGGAGTTGCAACGGAACATAAGGCAGAAAAAGGTTTACCATGTGTAGATGGCTTAGAATGGATTAGTGGAGCGGAGAAAAAAGTATATAATGCGTATAGTCGACCAGTAGCAGATAATTATAATAATATTGTAGAGGAAGCTATAAAAGACAAAGCCAATTATATTATTACCGTAGAAGATGATACATTCCCACAAAAAGATGCTTTAGTAAAATTATTCGAATTACTTAAAAAGAACCCTAAATCAGCCGTTGGAGCTTGGTATCCTAAGAAAGAAGAGAGTCTTCAAGGGGTGCATATTGTTCTTAAAGACGGGATCAGACAGCCATTAGAGGCAGATAACAAAGTACACGAAGTTTATACTATGTCAATGGGGTGTTCAATCTATCCCACAAAAATGTTTACAGAAATTCCTTATCCATGGTTTAAAACAACTGCCAGTCTTACGCAGGATAGTTATTTTAGTCAGTTAGCTAGAGAAGCAGGCTGGAAATTGTTAGTAGATACGAATATAAAATGTAAGCATATTTGTAGAGAAACTGGGAAAGTTTATCAATAAAATATAATTATCTTTTAAATGAATAATAAACAAAAAAAATCACTAGAAGAAATTCATCAAAAAAAACTCCAAATATTTAAAAAAGATATTAAATATTTTGCTGGAAAATTAGCGGAGATTAAAAAAAAATCTGATCAATCCGTTGATTTTGAGTTCAATAAAAAAGAGAAAGATAAAGAATTATTAATTTTGGATAAAAAAATTGAGGAGAAAAAGGGGGTGATTAAAAAAACAGAAGACGAGAAAATTGAGATCGAGAAAGTGATCCAAGAAATATTATCACAAAAAGCTGATTTAGATAAAGAAATTCATGATAAAAAATTAGAAATAAATATTTTATCAGAAACGGAAGATGAAACTAACTCGAAAATAGTCTCACTTTATAATAAAATAAATCTTAAAGAGGAAATAATAAAAAGTAAAAATTTAATAATTGAAGGTCTGGAAAAAAAAGAAGAAGAACAAATAAAAATTATTGAAGCTTTTGAAAAACAATATATTAAACAATTAGAAAGAAACGCAGACCTAATATCAGCAAAAGAAGAAATTACAACTGTAATTGAAACGCTAAAAAAAGAAGCTAATACTATTAAGGAATCTATTATTGACATAGAATCTGAATATAAAAAAACTGAAAGAGAAAATAATCAAGTTTTTAAACTTCTAAAAGAGGAAAAAGCAATAATTCAAGTAAGGATCAAAGAAAAATTAGAAGAAGAAAAAGAACTTATACTTAAAATATCAGAAACATCTTTAGCCCATAACACCCAAAAAAGCGAACTAAATAAACGCTCAAAATGGCTCAAGCAAGATATTCAAAAATTAAAAGTCTGGTTATCTAAAACAGAAAGATACACCGACTCAAAATTACCCCCACTTCCAATAATTAGTAAATACTAATGTACAACCCTTTATCTTTTGGCGATACAGAATTTGGTGCACCGTCTATCCCTCTTGATCTAGTGGGAGGATCTTATTCAGGGTCAGCCGAAAATGTACAGGACGCTTTAGAGGAGCTTGAAGGAGGAATAACAAATAAAACACATTCCACTTTGTTTGACATGCCGTCATCTTCTAATAGCGATCATGACGGAAGATATTATACCGAAACAGAATTAGGAGCTATTGCTTCTCCGTCAGGATCTTCATTAATTGGTATTGAGGATTCAGAGGCGTATTATAATGGAACAGAAGTTGAAACTGCTTTAGAAGAAGTCGGAGAAAAATTTGATGCGATGAATGAACCTACTGGATTTCCTAATCGTACTGATAGTGTTGTTACTTGGAGTGATAGTGATCCTGATTACACAATTTCTATTGATCCTGTTG